CCGCGCTTGATGTCTCCGAAGAAGATATCATCAGTATCAACCTGGTCACTGAATTTAACCTCATACCCTCTTATCCTGTAGACGCTGCCCTCTTTTGTTATGAGAGGAACATTGTTCTCATCTTTCAGTCCGATTACAGACTTGAAAAATGTCTTCTTGCTCATTAGGAATTTTGCATTCTTGTCATAAGCTGCAGGAAGCAGTCCGATAGCTTTATCAAGGTCTACACTTGCAAGAGCTGCACCGGCCCAGTCTACAGCATCGGTGCCATCCACCCATGCAGCACCTGCGTGAGCTTTATCAATTCCGGTAGGCTGACTGTCGCCGCTTCCCTTTATGATGTAGAGCTCAACTTTATAGGCCAACTGCTCAGCCAACTTGTTTGTAAGCCAGCCTTCGAATGCGTCAATAGCCATAGAAGCTATATCTGCTCCGATACTTACAAGGCCGGATATGGTGTACGATGAAAGTTTTACTTCTATCATCGTTGTGGTAGATTCATCTACCGCACTTCCGCCGGCTTTGAGAGATACCGTCGGAGCGACCGTGTTAACAGCGAAGTTAACATTGCCCCTGACTCTCAGCAACTCAATTTCTTCCAACAGAGGAACCATGTCTACGAGCTTATCAAGCACCTGGTTTGCGGTCGTTGTCGGAACCAAATATGCAGCTCCGGTCAGTGCCCTCTGCTCCGGTTCCGATACGGGAACCCCTCTTATAGAGTTAAGCCAGGCATTCCTGTACTCTACGCTGTCTACTGCAAACGTTCTCTCTGCAGGTCTTTCATTTCTTCTTTCTTCTACAGTTCTTCCTGTCACTTCTCCGCTGGTCAGATTAAGAGCGGTCTGTCTGCGAGTTTCAAGCTCCATGAGCTCGTTTCTGCGCGCTATTAAACTTCTCTTTTCTGTCGCTGCGTTGTTGACAATCTTCACATCTGTGGCATTCCTGACTATTTCGTCAAGCTCTGCCAGCCTTTGATTAACCTGTTCAAGGTTCATTTCTTCTAATTTCATTTGTTTACCTCCATATATTCGTACTTCGCTTTTGCAAGCTCTAGCTGTTTACGTGCCTCCGCGCGCTCCCTCTCCGCCTCCGCTTCAAAGAATGACCGAGCCTGTATTGAAGTACTGTCATAAACAGGGATTGAAACAGCCGCGACATCATATAGCCTCTTTATGCCGTTTATGCTTCTCGTATGGGTCGCTTTGTCGTAGCTTTCATCTGCTACGGTGAATGCGAAACTCATCTTATCGATGTACCCTGCTTTGATTTCCTCGTATAAAGTCCTTGCTTCCTGCGTTCCTGATAAGTCGGCTTTGATTTTCAGTCCGATATCGTCTATAGTTAAATTAAGGGTCGAGTTTTTCGTTCTCGCTACAGGTTTTCCCTGGTGGTCAAAATTCATTACCACATCGGACATCTGAGCTTTGTCAAATGCTCCTCTGCAGATAACTTCCTTGTATTCAACTCCGTCATATTCAAACATAACCGTAGAATGGTCAAATACTGCTGCATAACCCTCAACGAACATTCCTTCCTCTTCCTGAGCTCTTACTTCAAAGTGCCTGTAGCACCTGTCTTTACTTATCATCTTCTTCGTCTCCCTCTGTGTTATTTGTCGGTGCTGTATCCAGCCTCCGTATAGGTACATCACCTCCGGGCAGCGGTGCCAGATTGAGAGCCTGTCTCCACTCATTAGGTGTCATGGCTCCTCTGTCTACCATGGCCTGTAAGGCTAGTTTTTCATTCATTGACATGTAGGACATTCTATTCGACTCAAACATTATTTCGTTTGCAAAACCTCTTTCCCGGTCCGTAAAGACTTTATTGGTGAGCTCGAGTGATAACGCTAAAAGGAACGGCTCTATCTTCGACTCATAGAATGCTTCCCGCTGGTCACTGTTAGCTCTGGACATGATGATGTCTTCGTTCACTCCGAAATATCGATAGATATTATCCCTCAGCTCTGCGATGTGTTTATAGTTTGCAATCTGCGGCTGTAAGGTTATAGGAGTGTACTCCAGATTGGCATCAATTACCGCAACACCGGAACTGTTCTCCATGTTGATGTAATCGCTGATAAACTTTTCGCCTATCTTTGTTTTGTCTTCGTTGGATAAGATTGATTTCGTCGTCTTAAGAATACCTCTCAGATTGGATGTAGACTTTATAGCATTAGCCATGCCCTGAGACGCTGTACTCAGGAGATCTAAGCTGGTAAGTATCGGAGTATTCGAGTCACCGAAGATGTCTGACTTGTTATAGTCTTTCCGCAACACAGCAAGATCTTCCCAGGAATGCGTCTGCACAATCCCCGAATCGAACCGGAACTTGATGTACAGCCCGCCCTCGTACTCAACAGCTTCGTGCTGAGCTCTGGGCATCGGGTATAACCCAGTGCACTTTCCGTAATCGTCGCGCTGAATGTAAACAAAAACCATGTTGTTGATTTCGAGCAACGTTCTCACTTTATATAAGAAGTCCGCACCGTTCATGTACATATTCGG